CCGTCAAAGGTTTGAACGTCATCCCAAATCGGGAAAGGCGGGAGAACTCCGTCATTTTGTCTGGCGACAAGTACGCAAGCTGCGTAGGGTTCCCACTCGACTGCACAGACTGTTCGCCATCCGAGCAAATGGCCCCCAAGTATTCCTCCACCAGCGCCTGCGAAAAGAGCCAGCTCATTCATTGCTCCTCAAGGCTGTGCGCCATGCCTCTCGCTGCGTTCTGGTCAACTCTTCGCCAGCGTTTTCTCTGTCTCGCAGCTTATGCGCCCAGGCTTTTGGGTCTGGTCTGGTTTTCATCATGTCCCGCAGTGCGTGCAAGGTCGCAACCTTTTCCGCTTGTGTCATTGGATTTGCAAATCCTGTGTTGTCCAAAGGCTTGCGCTTATGGAATTGAGCTTGCGTGATTTGCGGCCATTTGTGTGGATCTGCCCAGGCATGGTCCGAGCAAAGTCTACCGCCAGTGTCCACGGCCCATCTGTTTGGACAGCCGTGCGCCTGGCAAAGCGTGTCGTTGGTTTCTGGCTCTGCGGGTTTTGTTTTCCAAGATTCAAGTGCCATGATATTTGCCCTCAATGATTTTTGCGAAGTTGCTCGGCTTGATGATCCACTCAAGGTCGGCCACAAAAGCTCGGCCATCTTTGCTATTGACCTTGCCTGTCAAGAACTTGGATTTGTTGATGTGCTGGAAGAAGCCAGCCCACCATTCCAACACTGCTTCTTGTGTAGCTGGCCTACTCTGCCCAATGTCAGCAGCGACTTCACGCCATCTTTGCTTCAAGTAGCCCTTGCGGGTTTCGTTCCAGACTTCCACCCTGCGTAGGGTTGGCAAGTGCTGGTGATACAAGTCCATAACGGCTTTGTGTTGGCAAACTGGCAAACTATCTTTAGCCTCAGGTTCACCGTCAGGTGGACATATATATGTATCTTCTTGGTTATTGGTTATTGGTTTATGGTTTATGGTTGCTATTGGGGTTGCATTAGGGGGGCTAATAGCCTCCCTAATGCTACCCTTTGACCACCTCTTAGCCGCCCCACGTTTTCCGGCTTCTATAAACTCTTTGAACTTGGCAATCTCAGCATCTGCACGGGGGTGGATGAAGCCATCTTCAGCCGATGTGAAGAACTCATCTAGCACAGTCAAGACTTCTTGCTCGTAGTCCCTCATGCCTATTTGCCGAGCAATGTCACGCTGCTTGATAGGCACTTCATGCAGATAGTAATGGTCTAAAAGTCGGCGGTAAGCTATATCCTCAATCAAGGACAAATGATGTGTGTGTGACTTGTAGTCACCGATGTGAAATTGGTAATAGTGCATTGAAGCGCCCAGCAAAACCCACTGGAAAAGAAACGTCAGCAGGTGGTGGGTTCACTTTTCGGTCTGCTCATGACTTCAGACCTAGCTGGGTTTCAGAAAAATTATAGCGTGTTGACTGAGTTCAAACTGTATGACACCAAAGGCTTTGCAGACCCTCTGCGTTTATTGCATTTGCGGCAAACAGGCTCAACCTCTGTTGGTTTGTTGTAATCACGATGGTCATAACATTGTCCAGGCTTACCACAGTCAACGCACAAAAGGGTTTTAACTGATGGCAAATTGCCTTGCCTGACAGCTTTGCTTACAGCATTCATAGCTGCAACTTGCCCGTTTAGTTTTCTGTTTGAATCAACACAGGGCCAGCAAATTTTTGCCCGAGAATCCCTGTTTTGTATTTCAAGATTGCAAAAGATGCACAAAAAATTGGCTGGTGTTGTCATGTCTGATCTTTCGCCAGTTCAGGCCAGATAGACCGCCAACTGCCCTGGCAAACCATCTTGCGGCCAACACGACCGTCTGTTTCCTGTTCTACCCTCACGGCCTCCATCGCTGACATATCCCTGCGCCCTGTCAAACATTGGTACAGGTACTGCTCATTGATGCCAACTTTTTCTGCCAGCTGTCGGCGTTCGTCTGCGGTGATGGTGTTCATAGGCTGTAATTCTAGCACATTGATAGACAACAGCAGACTTAGGGAAAGTACTTAGAAAATATTTTCTAGCAATACGCTTTTATCATCTAGCTCTATGCTAGAATTCACACATGCCCTAGCAATTTCGCCAAGGGTCTTTTTAGGAGGTCACATGACCGATTTCACATTCTCTCCCGCAGACTTCAACGCCACTGAAATTACAGTGGTTGCCAACACGCCAGATGGCAAACAATACCTTGCAGAGCGTTATGGATTTGCTTGCGCTTCCATCAACATTCGCAAGTCTGCTGCACCAGAACTGGCTGACAGCTTTGAGTTTCAAGGGTTGTCGTACTCTTGACCAATCGGGGCTTCGGCCCCATCAATCCCGCAAGGGTCTTTTTAGGAGCAATCATGAAAGTCAAAACAGCACTTTACGTGTATCACACCCAATACGCTTGGGAAGATCAAGGCAGCTACCAAGCCTACACCTGGAAATCTGACGACACAGCTACCAGCACTTTTGTTGGTCAGCAAGAAGTTGAATTGGAAATCCCCGACAACTACGACCCACGCCAACAGCAGATAGCTGCACTGGTTGCCAGCAAACAAGCACTTATGGCCGAATACCAAAAGTCGGTCACAGAAATCAATGAGCGCATCAGCAAATTACAAGCACTGGAGTACACAGCATGAAGAACATCGCCACCGCACTGGTAAAGGCACAGCAAGCCTTTGGCCCTGCCCTGAAAAGCAGCACCAACCCACACTTCCGCAGCCGCTATGCCGATTTGTCGGCCTGCGTTGAGGCAGTCATTGAAGGCTTGAACGGGGCTGGCATTGCCCTTGTCCAACGCACCAGCGAGGACACCACCGGGGTCACCGTTGAGACTGTGTTCATTCATGAGTCAGGCGAGATGCTGGAGTGCGGCAAGCTGCACGTGCCAGCAGCCAAGCAAGACCCGCAAGGCTACGGATCTGCTCTCACATATGCAAGGCGATACAGCCTAATGGCAGCTTGCGGAATTGCACCTGAAGATGACGATGGCAACGCAGCCACACGCAAGGCTGTTCCAACTCCAGATATCACCGACCATCTGGCTGCAATCGATGCCAGCGCCAACAGCGAAGAATTGGCAAAGGTCTACAAAGACGCACTGGCAGCTTGCGATGGCAACCAGGTGCTTCAGGCCAAAGTTATTGCAGCCAAAAAAGCTCGGGTTGAGCGTGCCAAACAGGAGAAATCATGAGCGCTAAAACAGGTGGGCCAGCGTTTCCACTGGTAACAGAAAAGCAAATTCTGCATGATGGCATGACCCTGCGCGACTACTTTGCAGCCAAGGCGATGGCGCAACTTATGTTTAATTCGCCCGTTGTCCAAGACGATGCTCGCACCACGGCATCGTGGGCATACGAATATGCAGACGCCATGCTGAAAGCGAGGGAAGTATGAGCTACACCCCTGAACGCTGGCACTTTCAAGACAACACGCGCTACTCATCGCCTTGGACAACCAACCCCTACAGCATCATCACGCGCAAGCCTGGGGTTCATGGCACAACGATTGCCAACATCCCCAACCGCAGGACAGTGCCTGATGCTGAACAACGGGCCAATGCCATGCTGATTGCCCATGCCCCTGAGATGCTGGAACTCTTGCGCACATTTGTTGGTTGGTATTCAAACAAAGAAAAGGACAATTTCCACAAAGTTATGCCATTCAAAAATCAACCACCTGAGATCCAGGCTGCGATGAAGTTGATCGAGAAAACAACAGGGGAATCGTATGTCTGAAGAACAAGGAACCGAAAGCTGGTTTGCCAACCGCTTGGGCAAAGTCACCGCCAGCCGCTTGGCTGATGTGCTTGCCAAAACAAAAACGGGTTACAGCGCAAGCCGTACCAATTACATGACACAGCTTGTCCTGGAGCGCATCACCCAGACCAAGGCCGAGTCATTCAGTAATGCAGCAATGCAGTGGGGTACAGAACAGGAACCCTTTGCACGGGCTGCGTATGAGGCGCATACGGGACAAATGGTCGAGGAAGTAGGATTCATACCTCACCCCGACATTGAGGCTGCTGGTGCCTCGCCTGATGGCTTGGTGGGTGATGATGGCATGGTCGAGATTAAATGCCCGTCATCCAGCACAGCCCTTGAAGTTTGGCTTACCCACTCGCAAGGCGGCAACCCTGTCGAAGCAAAGTACTACGCCCAGATGCAGTGGCAAATGCGCTGCGCTGATCGGTCTTGGTGCGATTACGTAGTCTTTGACCCCAGGATGCCAGCCAAGGCCCAGTTATTTATTCACCGAGTCGAACGCAATGCCGAATGGCTGAAGATTGCTGAAGATGAGGTCACCACGTTTTTGGCTGAAGTAGATGCCAAAGTCACCGCCCTTAAATCAATCATTGGAGAATGAAAATGTCCCGTATCAGCAAAGAAATCTCGTGCATTACAGGCGAGTACACAAACGCCAACGGAGAGCGCAAAAAACGTTATCAGCGTATTGGCTCAATCATCAACACCAAAAACGGTGAAATGCTCAAGCTGGACAGCATCCCACTGCGCGAAGGCGGGTGGGATGGTTGGGCATACATCAACGACCCCAAGCCGCAAGAAGAGCGCCAAGAGCGCCGTCCAGCAGCGTTTGATGACGATACAGACTTGCCCTTTTAGAATTGATGTGCTATCATGTCTAAATGACTGAACATTGGAAGCCAGTACCGAGCAAGCCAGGCTTAATGGCTAGCTCATTGGGGCGAGTGAAGTTGCCAGATGGTGTTGCACCATTGCCAAATGGAGGCACTCGAGCATATCAACCAAAACCTACATATGGGTTCAAAACCAAGGCATCAAAAACAGCACGGCACGAATACATGGGATTGTCAAACAGGAAGTTGGGAAACCTGAAAATCCATCGACTTGTGTGCGAAGCCTTTCACGGCCCGGCCCCGTTTGAGCGCGCAGTGGTTTTGCATCTTGATGAAAACGCCCTCAACAACAAACCAGAAAACCTGCGATGGGGGACGCAAAAAGAAAACCTCAATATGCCCAAGTTTATTGAGTATTGCAAATCACGCATAGGTGAAAACAGTCCGGCCATCAAAGGCAAAAAACGAAAACTTGAGGAGAAATCATGAAGCACCACAAATATCACCAGCACTATCAAGTCAAGGCCGCCAAGCTGCACGCCCGTGCCGAGGCTGCGCTGGACCTAATCACCGCACTTGTCATCGGCATTGGTCTTGCCGCCGTTTTGGTTTATGGGTGGACGTTATGACTGATTACGATGACCTCCCAGATGAATACTACGATGACAAGTTTGAGCGCCAGCGTCACAGGCGCGAGATGAACAGCGAGTTGGGTAATCCTGAATACGAACTTGACGAGGAGTTAAGCGATGACTAAACCTTACATCCCCGTAGGGCATCCTGATTACAAATGGTCATCAGGCGCAGATGTCCAGGCTTTGTGGCGTAAGTACGGCTGGACACCGCCAAGCGAAAAGATGACCCCACCCCCGCCCGAAAAGCAAGTGACATTTGAAAAAGTAAGGAGAGTCAAATGAAAGACGAAGCATTAAAGCTGGCGCTGGAGGCTCTGGAGATGTGTGAAGCCCCGTGGACAGGGACTTTGGATCACAACTTAACTGAAGCTATCACCGCCATCAAGCAAGCCCTTGCAAACGCAGCCCTCGACAGGAAAGCAGAAAACGCCAGAGAGTTGGGGCTGGACTATGAGCCAGTACCTGTGCAGGAGCCTGTGGCGTGGCCCTGTGAAATTGAGGAAGCAGACTTTGAGCAGGACACCATCACTCTGAAGATGCTGACATCCGAATACGTTGTACGGGCTGGCAAGCACTGGCTGTCCACCACCCCACCCGCAGCACAGCGCAAGCCGCTGACGGATGAGCAGCGCAAAGCAATCGTTAAAAAATGGTGCGCTGGTGATGGTGTGGTATATGAAATGATCGATCTTATTGAAGCCGCCCACGGCATTAAGGGGAACACATGAAAACCACGATAGACATGGCCCGTGAGGCTGGGTTATCACCAGTTGATTACCCAACGACGGAAAAACTCAAAGCCTTTGAAGCCCTTGTCCGTGCTGATGAGCGTGAGGCGTGTGCAAAGGTGTGTGAAAAAATTGCGGAAGGTGACCCAAGCGATCCCAACAACAACGTGGCTGAATACACCATTTACGGCATAGCTATGGAATGCGCCGCCGCCATCCAAGCAAGGGGGCAAGCATGACCGCCAAAATCTACCGCGCCCCTGTCATCACTCTGGCGTTGACGGAGGCTCAAGTCACAGCGATCACCGAACCTGCGCTTGCCGCCATGCGCAAAGAGCACACGCGCATCTTGAAGCGTGAGGCTAAGAAGCTGGACAAGGCACTTGCGGCGGCCAAGGAAGCCACGAGCGACTACCAACGCACCCGTGCCAATGCACTCAAAGCCCAAGGCGAGATCAGAGATCTGAAACACAAACTGAGGGAGTTTCAATGAACTGCTGCAACGATTTTGGAGACTGCAACCAAGGCCGGGATTGCCCAGTGCGTGTTGCTAAGTACAAACCCGTGATGCTGGCCGCCGAACCTTTGCCGCCAAGCGTCTGGCGTCAGCAGCTTAGGTACTTCGCTGAGTGGATGCTGCTGGGCATTGTCGGCGTGGTGTGGCTGACTTTCTTGGCGGCTTGCGTGTACTTGGCCTAAGCAGTCATGGTGGCGGCTACGGTTTGCACGGCAGCAACACGGCGGCCCCAACCTTTGCCAAATGTATCCCAATGCGGCAAGTCCATCAGGAAGGACAGGCGGCGCTTGGCATAGTCATCGACCAACTCGACAGGGTTCATAGCGGAAACTGCTGCTAGTGTCTTGGGACCAATGCCACCGTCTTGCTCAACGCCCACACAGCCTTGCAGCCACTTTGCAGCACGCCCAGGGCCACTGTTAACTGCTGCGTCAAAGACAGCGTAATCCACGCCAGATGGCAGTTCATCGCCCTTTACTTTGTCCCAATACTTGGCTTTGTACATGGGGCCAACAATCTCAGGCGTCAGGCCACGCATGGTCTTTTCATCAACCTCGTGACCGACCCACTCCTCCCAGACCTTTTTGGTCACGCCCAGGTTGGTCATGCCGCCCGGATCAGCAGGGTGATTTACAAACCCACCTTCATGGTGGAGGACGGCTTCAAGTGCGGATTCGAAGTTGTCCTTCATTTTGCTGTCCTTGAAAGAATGTCAGTCTTGGCCTGGGAGCCAGCAGACGAGCCAAAGTAATAAGCGATGATTCCCGTCCACGCAGT